TCCTTCCTTGCCTCCCGCCATGATGCCGAAATCACTGGGATGCTTTGCCATCTCAATGGGTGTCGGGTTCATGGAGAATGAACGATAGAAAGGATCGGTGTGTTTATTGAACCCCATCCTGTCGAAAGTACGGGGGTTCATTTCGAACCCCTGTTCAATGTAATGAACACCTGCGGGAGTCATGTAGACATTGCCTATCGGGTTGAACCCTTTGGCCTTGACTCGTCTTTGATAGTCTTGCAGTTGTTCAATAGCACCGCGAAGTCCCGTCGAAGTAACGGCATCCTTGTGGTGCGATGCAGATGGGAAGTCAATATCAATGAACGGTGTGTTTAGAAAACCAACACGTTCAAAGGTATTGGTTGCAGGAGTCAACCCCCGAATAGGAGAAATGCGGGTGTTGGACCGGATCACATTCGGTGCAGGCTTGTCGATTGTCCTTACTTCATTATCGAAGTAAGGGACTTCGCTCGGCTTTGGCCTGACCCGTTCCTGCGTTTCAATCAGTTTCTGTAGTTCCAGAATGTCTTCATCACTGGCACTAAGAAACTTCTCTAGCGTTTTGAGTTCGTCGTCACTGATGGGGTTCTTGCCAAAGAGACGGGTATAGATAGAGCCAAACTCTTTGTGGAACTTCCCCGGAGGGGGAGCCACAGGCTGGACTCTCGAAGGACCCGTCTGGTCAAGAAGCCCTAGTGGATCTTCAAGCATCGCTCTTGCTGATCAGGGATGCAATCTTGCTGATTGGGAAGACGTGGCCTCCCACATAACCAACGACGCACATCAGTCCTGCAAACCAGATGGACCCGAGGAGGCTTTCGATTGATGCGATAGTGAGCATTGCATTTTCCTTATTCTTGAAACGAGAAAAACGATTACTGAGGATGCTTCAAGCATCCAAAGATCTGATCCGGGAAGAGGGTCGCTCATCTGTGCGAACCTCTCCAGTTCTTTGAGTTCTTGTTCGCTCATAGGCTCTATCAAACTCTGCGTCCGAAGCCCTCTTTGCTGCCACGAATTCTCTCATGGTAGCAGGGCTGTTTGTATCCATTACGTCGTAAGCAAGATCCGCTTCCTGCCTTTTGGCTCTGGGTATGAAACCAAGTAGTCGTTTCACGACTGCCCCAATGCCCGTATACCAAAGGATCCAACCTACTCCCAATATGATCAAAGCGATCGTGATGTATTCCAGAAGATAGACCCACTCCGGGATGCGGTCTTCCACTCCCGTCAGTGCATAGTGTATCTTGGAAGAGCGGCTGATAATATCCGCCTGCTCTTGCAGTCCCCCCTGTGCCGCTTGCTCTATTCTCGGTAGGTCCGGCGATGTCTTGACCGACTCGGACTGGATGTAGGCAAAGCGTTCGCTCGATGACGACGCCGCCTCTGAGATGGCCGTCGTCTGCGACGAGATCTGCTTTGATGCTGAACAACTTGCCAGTAGTAGTATGACAAGAGCCGCCACTGCAAGTATTTGTGCAACGGCCAATCGTCGTTCCAACCCTTCCCACTCATCGTGAGGCTTCGAGTTGTGCGAGTCGCCGAAGGATGTCTTCGAGGGCGCGATCGTGTTCTCCGTCCTTAGCCGAAGATAAGACTTGTGCTTTGACAAGATCCGCAGAGATCGCTTTGAGATCCGAGACTTCTTGCTGGGTGACATTGAGGGTCTCCTGTCTCTGGCCCACAGTGAAGAACAAACCTCCGACCCCCACAACAAGCACTACAAGTTGAAGAACCCCGGTCACGGCAGAAACTTTCTGGGTTGAGTAATCAGTCATCGGCTTCTTCTTCAACTTCCTCGACCTCGGGAGGATCGTAGTTTTCGTAGGCGTAATCAATCAAGGCATTGCAGGTGTGTGCGTTGCCGTACGGAATCAAGTAAGTCTCTGTCTTACCCTTGTGTACCTTGGAGTAGACGACGACCATTGCGTCTGCCCCTGCTTCTTCAATGAAAGTTCCAATGACATTGTGAAGAAGTGCAAAGTTTTTCTTGGTTGCCATTACATCACCTCAAGGTGTGGGTGCCTGTCAATCACTACGCCGCATGATAGCACGGGTTTAGTGGGATGCTTCTCGGCATAAGCCATGTAGGGGTGGGACACATCAACCCCACATCCCACCGCCATTCCAAAGTGCCTCCCACCCGGCCTCGCAAACCACTGGATTCCTGACACGCCATGGATATGGCCCATGACCGTGGACTTCATGGAGTTCATGGCTGCATTGAGGTGGGGGGATTTACCGGAGTAACCCTCGCCATGGAAGTATCGGACATTGTCGATCTCGACATTGTTCACCCACTCCCATGACGGGGTTTGCCATGCGTCAGCGTAGGACTTCACCATGTTGTCAGGAATGCCGACAGTGCGAGCCTGCTTCACCGACCGCATGTCGTGGTTGCCAATGGTGACATGAGCGTCAGGGAAATTTTTGTGCCACCACTCCACCCGCTTGAGTGTTTTCTTGTACTCAGTGGGGGGAGAGTCTGACTCGTGATGGGGATCCCATCTACCCCACCTGTGTGCATCCACGATGTCACCGATGAAGACGGTCTTCGTGGTCTTGTACTTATCGCGGACACGCTGACAGTGCTGCCGATACCGGGTCAGGTCGGCAGGACAATGAAGGTCTCCGATGACGAGGACTCGTGCCATCAGGCAGGGTCTCGGACCCACTCAATAAATTTCACTGTTGCTACTCCGCCTGACCCATTGGTGATTTCAATTTGGGGAGCAGTAACTTCTTCCTTAGGCGTGTTGGCAGTAATGCCCGCTCCAAGTCCAGCAAAAGTATCTCCACAACCTCTTTTGTATGTGATGCTGCTTTGAGCAGTCAGTATCCAAATCTTGTGGGTCGCATCCCCAATGGTGTTGTACGTATAAGTCGCACCATTTGCGATTGATCCACTATCCGTCGTCATCCATGCCATGGGTTATTGCTCCGTTGATCATCAATCGGGCCGCCCATTCGCCCACGGCTTTACGAGCCGTAGTCGTTGCAGAAGGCAACAAGATCAGGGGCACCCCTTTTTGAAACAGGATCCGCTGGAAAGAATCCAAAGCCAATCCCGGTTTCTCCACATATTTTGTGGGTCTTTGAAGATCTACGGGGGTGCCTTCGAGAAGAAGGTAGGGCAGGGCAGCCTCGTCCTTGAGGCGATCCACCTGTGAGGTGAACCGGCGGCATCCATCCTTGGTGAGGCAGTACCCTGCTACCTCCCTCAATGATCCCTTACGCTCAATGAGAGCCGTCTTTTCGTGGCCGAGAAGGCAGTAATCCCCTGTCTTAAGAGGGTATTTCTCAACACGCAGACGTACCCGAACGGAGCGTCGGAACCATGGTGGCTTGGTGGGGTCAAGAAACGACAGCGTCTCAGGAAAAAGCAGTGGCTTCTTCTCTCTGCTGTCTTGAAGGATGACCCACTCGCGTTTCAGTCCCAAGTCTCCACGTCGTGCTTCAGAGGAACCTTGTTCTTATAGATAACTTGAAGCGAATGCCAGTATCCCACGGTTGCAACGTGGTTCACTGCTCTGTCGATGCAGTCCTTCGCATGATCCACGAGATTAGGCGGGCAGTCAAGGTACACCGCGTCGTAAATCTGTAGGAACATCTTGACATTCGGATCCAACTCGTCAAGAAGAAAGTGTTGGATTGCCAAAGTCACGTTGCCTGCCGTGGTTTGCACGGGGAAGTTGACGACTTCTGACTTGATTGCACCAAGGTCTCCAAGAAAAGTCCTTGATTGCCCGGTGCGTGGCAACATGATTCTGCGTTCGGTCTTCACTTTTTCAAGTAGTCCCTGCTGCCACTTGGTAAGGGACGGTCGAACCTTGCTCCTCTCCTTCACAACCTTCTGGTAGAAAGACAAAGGAAGTAGGATGTCACCTCCGGATTGTGCGTACACCTGCTCACGCATGGTGTTGGCACTACTCAAGAACAAGTCGGCGAAGTTCATCATCTTGCCGACCTGCCTGCGTTGATGCTGCGAGGTAGCGTCAACGTCGTAGTCCCCCCAGAGTGTGCGTGCCCTCTCTGCGTGGAGATCACGGTCGTTCTGGTAGGCGTCGATCATGCTGGCCTCGCCCGATAGGAGGGCTGCCACCCGTAGTTCTGCCTGCGACAGGTCCATCGCCACGATGCTGCCCCGGTCCCACCGGCTACGGATACATGCCTTGATGGGCTTCGGGAATGTCTGGGCGGACGGCTGCTTGCAGGTAATGCGGCCCTGAATGGTGCCGCCACTACTGCCCGTGTCGTTCTTGATGTGGGATGGTGTGACGTACCACGTCGGGTAGGCGATGGCATCGCCACTCCCCGGTAGCCTCACCCCGCTGAACCTCCCCTTCATCAACTTGATCTTCTCATCACTCAGGTTCTTGTCGGCTGCATCCACTCTGTCGGCAGGAGTTTTGTAGACAGGAACTTCCATTGTGACGTGCGTTGCCGTCTTCATGTCAGGCGGAATGATGATGGATGACATGTCCTCCGGCTTGTTGCGTCGGTGGTAAAGCAACGGATAGCAGTACGACGACATCAACTTCATTGCCTTGCTGTGCTTCTTGGCTGCATCAAGGCAGCGTCGGTACATGTCGGCGTCGATGCCCTCAGGCAGTGCTTCGTACAGGGTGGTCCGGTTCTTGTCGGAGAACGAGACTTTCTTGCTTTTGGGGGTCACGTCCAGTGCATCCATGATGTCGGGGTTCGATACTTCCTCGATCAACTTGATGACTTCGCCGATGAACTTGTCCTTGCTCTTCGCGGAACCGGGACCGTAAAGAATAAGGTCGTACTCTCGAGCCTCTTCTTCTGCCTCTGCTGTTTCTGCTTTGCACTTGTCCATGAGACGGAGAAGTTGATGCGAAGACATGGGCACTCCGGACTCTGACATTTCGATGCTGACCTTGAGGCTCTTTGAATAAAACCCAAGGGCGTAAGCACCACGGAAGTAGTCGTAATGGGAGTCAAACTTTTCCTCAATCAAACGCTTGGACAGTTCGCTGATCGCAAGCATCGTGTTGTGTGTGTCTTGAGCGTTGTACTGAAGCAGTTTGGCGTCGGTAGGCCGCTTGTACCTGACGGTCTTCAGTGTCTCGGAGTATGAGTACGCCCCAAGGATAGGGCCGAGAGCCTTGAGGCTACGCTCTTCCCGCAACTCTGAGTGCAGGTAGTTCAGTACAGACAGGTCTACGAGTTTCGTCCAGTTATGAAAAGCGTACCCGCAGTACTTGAGATACTGGATGTCGAACGGCAGGTTCATGCCGAGGATGACATCTGCATTCCAGATCCAAGACGCCAGCATCTTCCTATGTTCTTCGAGATGGAGTTGGAAGACCATCGTCGAACCGGGCTCCAGCCCAGCAAGCAAGTCGAAGTTCAATTCGCTCGATGTGGGGGGAGTCTTTGGCAGTGTCACTGCCGCAGTCAGAATCAAGTTCTCCTTTGCTACTTCGTCGATGTACTCCGACTTGCGTGGGTGGAACACTGTCTGCTGTGGCAGAAGTAGGCCGATGTGGTTGGCCTTTGCTGCTCCGTACGTCTCGATGTCGAGGCTGATTAGGTTCATTCAATCTTCCAGCCTTTCTATGTCACGGAGTTCCGCTTCAATCAACTTGGCGTATTCGGGGTACACCTTGGCGATGATCTTGAAGTATTGCTCAGGCTTCATTTTGGTGATGCCTCTCTTGAGTTGCGTGATGCTACCACTGGCTATCCCCGTAAGGTAAGACAGTTCTTTGGCAGACTTTGAATGTTCTATCGCACGGATCAGAATGTCGCACGAACGTCGTTTCTGAAACCACGCCCACTCAGCCCGATAGGTCAACAGAGCGGTGGCACGTCTGATTCCGTCCTCTAGATCCCGTCGTTCTCGGGCGTTGAGTTTGTTCATTCATGCCTCTCTTTACGCCAAGCATCCGCATCTTGGGATTGGTCCCACTCCTTCTCCTCTTGGCGTAGGTTGAAGGCGTCGTACTCTTCGAGGGTGGGGATGTACTCCTTTACGAAGTCTTCCAAAGCATGAAGGATGAAGACTCCTCCTCCTTCAAACCCAACGGAAATGACGGTCGTGACATCGTCGGTGATGTCGAGAGTAACCGTCCCTTTGAGTTCGCAGTACTCGGTGTCGATCGTGAAGTCTCGGTCGCAGGTTCTTTTCACTTGAGGTATCCGTTGTCTCGAAGGAATCGCTTGATGATTACACGACAGGCAGGACCCTTGGTCTCAAGACCGTAGTCATCCATGAATTCTTCCAAAGCCTTAAGGACCTTGATTCCACCCTTCTCCTTGTTGAAGCCAACGTGGAGAATGTAAGAACGGTTGATCATGTAGGGCGTGGACTTGGTGGCTCGGGTGTATGTGTTCCGAACGACCTTCTTCTTCGTGGTCTTTTTCGTCTTCTTCATTTGTTTACTCCAAAGAACATCGGTTCAATGATGTCCGGGGTTGAGGGGGTGGGTAGTTTGCCTGACATTGCACGGCCAAGCAAGTCAATGTGATCCGAAACTGGATAGAGATACTTCTTCTCACGCAGCACTGCGGCAGGGTGAAAGGTTGTATAGATGTTGATCTTGTTGTTGAACAGGAGTTCAGCAGGCTGGCCTTGGTTTGCAAAGCCATGTCGCAAGGACCTCTGCTTGCCAAGCAGGAACTGACTGATCGTCGCGTAGGAATGGCTACCTAAACACAGCATGAAGGCAGAGCCATGGTGGTTGACGATTGATTCAATGTCTTCGTGCAGATACACAAAGCATTCTTTGTAGTGCTTTCGTTTGGGTGTTGCGTTTTTCTCCAGCGTTGCACATCTTGCTGCGTTTGTGAAATAGATGGGGGACTTGAGAATGTTTTCGTGATTGAGGTAGACCTTGGTAAGCAGGTCTCCACTTGGTCCCACGAAGCATTTGTTCTTGGCGTCCTCTTGGTATCCGGGGTTCATGCCGACCACGATGAGTGGTGGCCTAGTAGAAGAGGGCTCCGACTGTTCAAAGAACCGTGTCGGAACCCCCGGATTCTTGGCTCCCTGATGCAAGTCACATCGCGTGCATGAGGGCTGCGAAGAAAAGGTTGGAAGTGATATGTCAGTCGTCATCCCAAAGCCACTCTCCTTTCAGTTTGGTGGGGGGATTTAACTTGTTGACGAGTGGATAGAAAGCAGGCGTGATCATCATTGCGAAAGGCAGGTAGGCATACTTCTCTACCCCTGTTGCAACAACAGACAACACTTGATACTCCCGCCCCTTCTTGTCCTTGCATGAAACAAGTGCAATGTCGCCGTTCTTGGCTGCACGCATGAATGTTTCAAAGTTCGCTGCAACTTCTTCACCGATCATTGGGGTCTCCATGGTTCACCTTTCCCATGGATAGAATCGAAACATCTACCCGTGGTAAACAACAGAACCACAAGTACTGGGGCGTCCCGCCGCCCGCTTGCGGGCGGGACGCTCCCATTATTCAATTAAATGTCGGCGTCTAAACTGCTGGCTCCACATAAAAAAAGAGTGACACTGGCCGAAGCCAGTGCCACCCAGTTGCATCACGCACCTCGCTTTTTAAAGGGACAAAGTGAGCGGAGGTCTTATTCCCGTTACTTCAGGTGCCTCCCATGCGTGTATCACATGCCCGCTTTGATGCGAGCCTTCTGCTTGGTGCTGTTGCCTCGACGCTTGTCGAGTTCAGCCAGTCGTTGTTCGTCGGTGAGGGACCGCCATCTGGCGAGTCGCTCCTCAGCCTCACGAACACGCATTGCTTTACGTTCGGAACGCTTCATTGGATACCTCCTTTCATCTGTCTCAAGAGTGACTGGTAAAACTGTTTAGCCATTGCAGGCAACTGAGGGTACACCGAAACTTCGATTCGTTTGGTTGACACAAGAGGAAGAGTACCAACAGTAGGGTAATCCGTTCTGTTTGAACTCACTTGGATGATCTTGTCGTCAAGTCGAACCACTTTGAATTCAACTATCATCCTCGAATACCAACTTTCCAATGCACTCGAAGCCACGAAGATCTGTCAACTGCTTGACAGGAAAGACCACGTCATCGACAACAAGGCAAAGCATCTTGTCGGGATGAACTTCGTAGACGACATGAATACACGGGCCAGAGTACAAAGTCTCTCCCGGCATCGTGCCAGCCACCTCGCCCTCGGCTTCGTGAATGTACTCACGCTGGACTTCAACACTGTGTAGTTCAGCGGCAGCACGAAGCAAAGCATTCGCCTGCTCGATGAGCCATTCACGCCGAACAGATCGCTGGACGATCTTGTCACCACTGCGTACAGATATGCGAGTGATGAAGGTGCCTTCCGATACCTTCTGGTTGCCACGGTAAGTCGGTCGATCAGGAGACAAGCCGTCGAGTACAGACTCGTCCTGCGTGTCACTGTCATACCAAAGAATCTCAGAGAGTATGTCACCCTGCTCATCCAACTCGTTGGGTGATCGCTGGTATCCATACTCTGTTTCCCATGGGATGTTGGACATCCCTGCATCCGGGTGAACATCATTGTCCCGTATGTCGCTGACTCTGATAAGTGTCATGTGATTCCTTCCACAAAGTGGGGGGAGGCAGGCGTACCCACCTCCCCCCATGCGACGGGAGTGACAGAAGTGTCACGCCAACAGTTCATCACCTTCCTGCACACCAGTCGGGACAACACCCTCATCGGGACGAGTCATCCTGCTACGAGCAGCCTCCTTGGTGAGAGTGTCACCAAGAGTCTGGTCGTCACAAGCAGAGAAGGCACACTTCTGCCGCTCGACAAAGGAAGTGAAGTCGGCAAACGCCGATTCATCCAACTTGTCAAACTTGAAGTTGATGCGAGTCTGACCGTCGTCACCCTTGACGCGGCCAGTCATCGGACAGTCAACACAGACACCAACGAACTGCTGAAGAAGAGCGATGCGGTCATCACGATCAGCCGTGAAGATCGCAACCATCTCATCCTCGGTAGCACCAGCAGCCTCAAGGAACGAAGTGAGATGCAGACCACCAATGTTGATGGAAACAGAACGCACCTCGCCATCAGACTGCGTCACCTTCTGCGGACGCAACTTGGCGTTCGGGGCATACACCATGCCGATGTTCTCGTACTTCTGAACACCAGTCGAAACGTCGTCGGGATGGGAGAACAAGCACACGCTGACAGCGGGCTTCGAACCGGGGACGACTGCGGTCAGGGCAACCGTAGTCACGTTGGGAACCATCAACGCCGTCTGGTTAAGACGCTCGTAAATATCCATCGCATTCCTTTCACTGAATGCAGGTCAATAAACTCTTGGCATACATACCAAGAAAAAAAAGAAGAACCGCCGCCCACCGGCGGCACGAACGTGCCGGTGGGTGGCGTTCGTTCACCATTCCTCACCATCATTCTCTTTCTTCGAGATGATTTCTTGGTTGATATCGAGAAGAGTCTTGAATGAGTACGCCATGGCGTACAGGTCAAGGCCAGTAAGAGAATGCTCTTCCATGGCGACCTTCATGATGTCGCCTTCTTCCATGGCTTCTCTCATCTTGTCGAAGTGCTTCTGCAAGATGGGAACACCGAGAGCAAACAACGGGTGTGCCTCGTAGTCCTTGATGTCATACGATTTGTTTGATGCGACCATATCTAAGTCCTTGGCTTGTGTAACGGAGACAGATAAAAAACAACCGGGGAGGACCGAAGTCCCCCCCAGTCGCAGGAGATTGCAGATCATTCGACGTCGAGTTCCAACTCACCACTCATCAACTCATCCCAGACATTGCCGGGTGCCCAGATGCCTGACAGCAGGAACTCACGCTCGGTATCAGATGCATTGGGCATAGCAGTCTGAATCAACTCGCCGTTCATGAACTTCATGAACTCTTCGTGGTACATACGAAAGGAGATGATGTCACCGGGCGTATCGTTGACCGGGCGGCCAGCGATCCAGTGTTCGACGTTGTTCTCGTGGTCAATCCACTCCACAAGAAGAACTCCATCACCCTTGTACCCCCACACTGCCTTGCCGACAACGTGCTTCTGAACAGCATCACGGATCGCAGCGTCTCTCCAACAATCAGTCTGTTCAGAGAAAGGACCGATGTTGTCACCGTGGTACCAACCTTCGGGCTGAGGATGACCCCGCTCACCGGGCCAATACCAAGCCTGACGAAGCCGTCCGAGTCGATCGGACTTGAGAAACTCAGAACAAGAAATCCAAATCATACGCATATCGAAATCTCCAATCACGATATAGAAGAAGGATGCACGACGCGCCAGCCGCCCCGGCTCTGCGGGCGGCCAGCGTCGTAGGCTATCCCAGACCACATGTTTCCACGGTGATCTCACCGGGGAAGTGTTCCCAACCATCACGCATACGAGCGATGGTTTCAACGGGAACCGAATGGATGGACCCATGAGAACCAACCACCTTGATGACAGAGACAGCCCAACGCTTGCGTTCTGCAAGGTCAAGGTAGGGTTTCATCTCCCAAAGACGGGAGAAAGTGTTGCTGACTACCACCATGTTGTTGGTGTTGTCCATGAATGACTCGGTCATCTTGAGACACCAAGCGTGTGCATCAGCAAGACGACTGGGGTCAAACATATATGGTCCGTCGTACCCATCTTCGTTGCCGAACTCATCGAAGGTACGACAGAAGTACATGTCCGCCTCCCAATGACAACTGGGATGCGAGATTGCACGGGCCAGAGAGGACTTCCCGCTGCCGGGAAGCCCCCTCACGATTACCAACTTACCACGATGAGTCATTGACCTTCTCCCATTCAGCAAGTGCGAAACGAATGAACCGTCGGACCGCAGCAGCACGAGTGCGATCCTCCTCTTTGCAGTAACGATCAAGAGACTCTTTGATCTCCTGAGTCAAACGAACAGACATCATGAATTCATCATCCTTCATCGGACGCTCCTTTCTTCGATCTCGATTCTCAAATCCTCAATCTTCTCCGCCACCTCCCAGTCGGAGATGAGTTCTTGATTGCTCACCTCCTCCATAAGGAACCAACGAAGATCATCTTCCAGCCAACGCACGATCCAACGCCTGAGAAATCTCATGAGTCACCTCCGTAGTTAAAGATAAAGACGGGCTTATCAACAGCACCCATGTAGTCAATCATGTGCTTAGTGCCACGGGACTTACCATCCCAGAAGACAACAGCCTGATCTGCGTAGTCACCCATGACGCCGTTACGAATAGGGCCAGCCCTGCGACCATGACGAACCCAGTCAGCAGGGAACTCCTTAACAGCAATGCCCTGCTCACCAGCCCAACGCCGACCAGCGAGATCAGCACCACGAGCCATGCCACAGACAACCTCAGTGATGGGGTCATCGTGGTACACATCAGTGAAGAAGGACATGGACTGCCGAAGAAAAACAAGGTCAGTGAAGTCCCGACCACCAGCAATAATGAGACGCATGTGAATCTCCAAAAGGCAAATGAGTACACCACAACCGACGTGGTGGCGGTGTCTGCGCTGCCGCCTCCGCAGACCCGCCACCGACGTCAAAGAACAACTGTGGGCTATGTCGTAGAGCAAGCAGGGGGGGAGCCGACGACAGGGGGGAGCGGCGCAGAAAAAAACCCAGCCCCCGCCGAAGCGGAGACTGGGGAGAGAGGGGAGGGAGGAGTCAGACGGGGAGATCGCCGGAAGCCTCATCGGACTTCTTGGCATCGGCCTTCGCCCGAATCTTGGCATTGGCCTTCGCCTGAGCGTCGGTTTCGTCCCAGCGTTCGAGGACGACAGACTTGGAGAAGTCGTCGTACTTGAGAGTCCACTCGTCGCCGTCAATCATGACGGGCAGTTTGGTCTTGGTGGGCAAGACACTCGCGGTGACAACGGTCTTGGACTCTCCGTTGGACATCTCAACCACACGACGCTTGCGGACGGTGGCGGTGAGAATGAAGGCGACCTGCTCGGACTGCACGAGAGCGAGAAGATCGGACGACGAAGGGTGTGAACGGCTCATGGTAATCTCCTTGAGCGTGAGTAATGTGCGGGACTGCGTCAGCCCCGTCGCTTTGGACGGGGCAGCAGGCACGCGGTTAATGGTTAGACTAGGTGGGGTCGGAGTACCTAAAAAGACTGAGCCGGTCTGGTGGCATCGGTTTTGAGGGGACCCCCCCTGTGGCCCCACGTCGGCTGTTCTCCACACAGTAGAAAGACCCCTCCCGTATCAAAATTCTGCGGCTGGGTAGTCTGGTCGGGTGTGGTCGCCGTTTTCGGTGTCAAGAACGCCGATATGACCGCAGTGACCGCAGTGACCACACGGGGCCTATACCTTATACCTATTTATATCTCACCCTACTTCTCGAAAGGGTGTGGTCAGTATGGTCAGAAGGGGCCTCCTGCCATCAGGAAGCCCCCTCTGGGTAGACCGCATGTTGTGGTCGTCAACTGGTCGCTTGTGGTCGCATTGCTAGCCCACGCAGCCCACGGGTCCGCTTAGACCCAATACGAGCCCTTGTAAGGTTCCACGTGGTGCCTTCAACAAGCCGGTAGATCAACTGGTTTTGGCTCATTGGGGGCACTCGCAACTCCTTACTCCACTCTTTCCAGTGGGTAAAGAGGGCCTCGGAAGACACAAAACTGCCTTCCTTCTCCTCAAACCGGGCAGACAGGAACTCGTCGATAGGGTTGTTGACGGCGTGGTACTCGTCAATCAACGCCAAGGACCGATCCGGCATGGGGAACTTACGCTTGGGGTCCGATTCTGCCTCTATGAACTTGGCCCCCTGCCATGCCCAGTACGCAATACCGGGCAATTCGGCCAGCAACTGTTCTGCCAGCCGGTAGTTCTCTCGCCCCGCGAAACTCACCGTGAAGGGAAGTAGAACCATCTTCCCAGACAGCCCGAGCCCCTTGTTGGGGAGACGCGGAATCTCGTTTGACTGCATGATCGGGACGGCATCCACGACCACGTTCCGGAGTGGCTGCTCGAATTTACGATTGATGGAGATCGGGTCCCGCCCCACGATTGACTTGAGGACACGGCACGCAGCCTCTCCTTCACGATTCGATATCTCGGATACTTCATTGATCGCCATGACCCTTGCTTGTTCGATGCCCCAGAGCCCGAACTGACCAGCGATATCCTCAAGGCAGGTGCCCATATAGCCCTCCCCAAGTAGGGCTTTGAGGATCGTCATGATGGTACCCTTGCCCCCACGAATCTTGCCGTACATCAGGAACCATTTGGCATAATCGCGGTGCGGGAGCAGGCAATACCCGAACATCCTTTGGAGTAGATTGCTCCACTCCGGGTCGCCGCCACTCCACTCCCTCAAGCACTGGTGCCAGATAGGGCACTTTGCGGAGGGGTCGAAGTTGCAGGGAAGCACGTTCGGGTCGAAGAATGTTTCGTCACGATCAAACTTGTCACCAGTCTTGGCGTCAAGAACGGTGTCGGCAAAAGACACAAGGGTTCTGGTCTCCTTGGTCTTGGGTGCCGTAATCCAAGCGGGGGTGTGTTCGTGCGGAAGCGTCTGCAACGCCTGCAACGCACGCACAACCCCCTTTATCTTGTTAATGTCGGGCGCGTAACGAACCTGCCTCTGGCCGTTTTGGGTGGCTTGGTTGTAGGTGACGTTCTCCAAAGACACCCACAATGCGGACTCAACCCACTCAAGATCTCGCTTTTGCCACCTTTCTCCGTACCATTCGAAGAAATTGCCTCGCCAATACCACAATCCGTTTCGATTGTTTGGAGTAGAGAACCTCGTACCCAAGAGGTATCGTGCCACTTGCAAGGGTTCGGGAGACGCAAGGGTCTGCGTCTGCGTTTGGGTGGTCATGCTTTAAGTCTCCAGACTCATAAAGGTCAATTTCATGCTAAAGGACAAGGCCAAGAAAGATTCCACGACGGACAAGAAAGATCCCACGACCAAAAAGGGCGAGGAACTCAAGGGCAAGGATTCGACGAAGCAGGGTCAGGATTCCCGCACCAAGCAGAGTACCACAAGTTTCGACGATGTCATGCGACTTCTCATGACAATGATGCAAAATGCTCCGCGAAACGAGTACTCGCCTACAAACGATGCACTGAAGGCGACTGAAATCGCCAACTACCGCGTAAACGCGGGACCGTTTGGTGGCCGGAACCCCGCGAGAACAAAGACGATCGACGATCGGCGACGAGAAATGAATGTCGTGTCAAGTCGTGGTCGCACCAAGGGTCAGATAGAACGCGATGAGGCGTCCAGAGAAGCGACCAAGCGTCGGAACAAAGACAAGAAGTTCGCACGGGTTGAGCGAGACCTAGACCGTCTCGAAGAAAAACTTGCACAAGACCGAAAAGACGTAGAAGCACTTGTTGCAGAGACCCGTGCGGCAGAAGCAGAGGCCGAAGCCCGCCGAAACACCCCGCCCGTGCTTCCTCAGCCCGTCGAGGAAGAGGTATATGGTGGGGGGCAAGGATCGGAGATCGTCGAGTCTCCTGTGCCCGCCGCTCCCGCCCCGACCCTCATGCCTGCACAGGCTCCTCCTGTTCAGCAGGAACTTGGGCCGAATCCTCTTCAGGCGGTGGTCTACGCTCACTACCCCTCGATGCGTCCCAACCCCGGTCCCTTCTCAACGGACCAGCGTGGCGGCGGGCCATATGCCGATGAACTTCCTCCCCCGACCCCTTACAACCCTCCGGGTTTTGAAGGCTCGGGTCTTGGCCCAGCACCAGCACCGTACCTGCCCACGGTGACTCACTATGGTCAGGCAACTCCCGGCACGCTTCCAACACCGATGCTTCCGGCTCCTGTTGGAATGCCGTATAACAGTGGTTACGGGGCTCAGAATCAGCCCATGTACCAGCAGGGATCTGATGCTCGCGGAGCCCATATCCAAAATCAATATGATGCGGCGGGCCAAGCACAGCGAGAGCGGCGTTTCGTTGAGGCGGTGGACGACAACAACGCACTGAATGCGGCCCCTCCTGCCGCTCCACCCGGAGCCATGACCGGAGGAGTCCCCGGTTACAACTACGCTGACTTCGATGACGCAACCGCAAGGCAGGGACACGACCCTTCTTTGAACGAAGCAAACCTTCGTCAACGAATGGGATACCCGCCAGCGGGTGGAGTCCCTGTTCCTCAGTATGGAGGGGCCATGGACGCAGTGGGGGGATACCTCACAGGCGCACAGGCAAACCCCATGATTGGAGTTCGTGGTCTTACTCCCGAGGAAGCAGCAAACCCTCTGGCGATGATGCCGGTTGACGCTCAGGGGAACCGAAGGCCGTTTACTGCAAGCGACTCCAACCGAGGCTTCTTCGGTCCCAACCCTCTCCAGAGAATCGGTCACTTCCTTGGGTTCGGTAACGGTCAGCCGATCATGGTTGATCCCTACTCGCACGGATACACCGTGGGTTCCTATCCCCGATAAGGGTTAACAGCATGGCAATCCGTAGAGTCGCACCCTACAACGACCACGAGTTCCCGCTCTTCTCTAGAGAAGTAATGAGAGACTCTCTGAGGCGGGGGTTTATCGCCCCGCCTTCAAAGGGGCTTTTTGAAGCAGCAAGAGTCTTAAGCCCCGAAGCCCCTGATCTTCAAATCCTTGAAGAACTAATCGAGAGAATACGTCAATCGGGTATGGGCGGTGCAAAGCAGAGCGACGTTGCTGCGGCGTTGAGGATGATTGAAGAACAGCCCATCAACCCCAAAGCAAAAACAAAGAAGCGAAAGGCTGCCGAAAAAAGACAACACGGATTCAAGAGGCTGCGTCAACGAGAAGACATCACCGAGCAGAAGGCACGAAGACTCAGAGACCGCCTCTTCGCTGATTACAAGGCAACGAGTCGTAGCGGTCGAGCCGCTGCTGCGGCTGAGTTGCTCAAGGATTCGGTTGACCCCGGAAAACTTGCAGCCATCTTCCAGTACAAGGATGGGCTTGCTGCAACGGAAGAAATAAACAACCTGTTTATGGATGACCTTGTGAAGTCTGGGCTAGACCCCCAGCGAGCAAGAGAGGCTGCGGAAGAAGTTAGCCGCGACTTCAAGGAAGTCTTCGACAAGGCAAAGAACGCGGCTGATTTCGAGGAAGGCATTGTCGGCACAGGGACAATGAGCAGCAGCACCGGAAAGACGCCAGAAAAACTCCGGCGTTCCCCGTCGGTTGATAAAGCCTTGATGTTTACTCCAGATGATCCGAGGGGTAAGTCTCGAATTCCTAATGAAGCGGCGGACTCGGTAGACAATCTCACCGATGAATACATAAAAGCAGGCGATTACAAAACGGCTGCTAACTACAAGCCGTCTGAAAAGATGACTGAGATCGGGCCGGTTTTCACTGACCCGGAAACTCCTGCTTCTTCCACGTTCTCACGACAATCAAAAGCAGCAAACTTCCAAGTTGCAATTACGCCCACCAAGGGTAGTAGTCCCGGCAAAAAGCCCAATGCTCCTTACGACTTGACGATCGTCAACTCGAAGAAACACCCCGGCTACATGGAAGTTCGAAGAGTCCAGCAAAGCAAGAGAAAATTCAAAACGGTTGATGGTTCCTTCGGGCTTTCTCCTGAGCAAGGAGAGTTCTTCCAGAAAGAACTGGGCCTTACCGACGATCAAGTCAAGAAAATCGTAAGAGGCAAGAACAACCCTAACTTCAGGGCTCCTCTCCTTATTCCTCACGAAGACTTCTTTGTGGGCAGAGAAGGTAAAAAGCCTCTTATCCAAACGTTTGCTTCTGGTGGCAACGTCACAAACTACAATGGTGACGCCGTCACCCCAGAAATGCTGGCGGACCCCAAGGTCAGAGAACGTCTACAAAGAAACGCCGCGAACGTCACTAGGATCCAAGGACTTAGTCCCGGCAGAAAGGCAGCCGCTATCGCTGGACCAGCAACTATTGAAGAGGTGAAGGACGCCATCGGAAGAGCCCAAGGTTTCTCGCGGGCTCAACCCGTGAACACCAACAGGCAATTGGCTGCATTGAGACGCGAACTCAATGCAATCGGAACGGCAAAGGCGACAAGAGGATTCAGGGAGCCCTCTGTCGGTTCGATCAGATCTCCTAAGTTTTCAAGGGGTATGCCGAGAAGTCGTCAGTTCAAGGCGACTCGTGGGTCTGTCATTCGCCATCCCCTTGCTCGCGTTGTAGCCGCCCTTGCCCAGAAGGGGCTCAAGGGGGGACTATGAGCGAATGGGAACATCAGGCTGACGCCGGTAAGGTTCTTTCGTTCTTTGATGCTGATGCTGCTTCAAAGGCATTGGAGATGAACTCGTTCAGCATCGAAGAAGAAGTGTCTACTCTTGTTCAGCACATGCGGGACCCAGACGCTAAGATCGCTCTGAGAGCCCACAACCAACTTCGTCGTGTACTCAATGAGGTAGCAAAGGCCAATGGACTCATCGCAACCCAAGAATTTACAGCAACAAACCAAGAAGGAAACAAGAGTGTCCGCATCACCCGCAACCAAAAACTACTCTCGAACCTCAAAGCCACGACCCACCGCAGTCAACTCCCTGAAAACCCCGACTTCGCCGCTCAGTATCTCCCCCCTTCAGGCGGAGGCACTGAAGACGATGAAGGGGTCGGGACCGATGGGACTGGCGAGATCGGCGGGTCAAGCACTATTCGACTTGGCGATTAATGATGTTGATGGTCTGATCGGCAGCAGGGAACGCTTTGGTGCCTTGCTGTATGACCGATACATCAAGAAGGACGAGCCTACCAGCGACTTCTTTCGTGTGTGGGAAAACGTGCATGCCTACAGCCTCCTCAAGAACAACACGGTTTCGTTCGTGGCAATCATGGCAAGAATCGCCACTATTGAACTCCTTGCCAATGGGACTCTGAATGCGAGTCAAAAGGATAGAGACAAGGGCTGAGGGCAACGAACTGTTTCCGTTGCCTCCTGACTACATGGAGTTGACGGAAGATGGTCAACGTGAAGCCCGAGTCAATGCCTGTCGCCAATGGTTGGTTCCTGTAACGAGTCCGCAAGACAAGGCGGATCGTTTTATTGGGGCCATGTTGTTCTTTGATCATTGGTACTTGTGCCCCGACGAAGCCGACGACTTCAATCCGATGTTCTACGACGAGGATCCAGTCCCCCTACCGGACGGTCACTTGGGCATCTATAAGGAGTGGGCACAGAACCGAGCATCCATTGCCATCGCACCGCGAGGCTTTGCCAAGTCCAACTGCATCCGGAAGTCGATCCTTCTTCAGATGTTGACGAGACCCGGCTACTCCTTCATCTACGCGACCTCAACCAACGACAACGCCAAGCAGACCGGCCAGATCATCAAGACGCAGTTCCAAGAGAACGCTCGTATCTTCGACGATTGGAGCCCTGAGTTTCCTGATGAGCGAATTGTGCCTCGTCGTGGCGAAGCGTCCTTCGGCATCGAGTTAATGTATCTGAAGAACGGCTCGTGGTTCCGGGCGATCTCGTCAGAGTCTCGTCAGCGTGGTGGTCGCCCCCGCTGCTACGTCCTTGATGACCCTGAGTACGATCCGCGTGCATCGACATCGATGTCCGTCCTCCGTTCGTACATGGACACCCTGCTCTTCAAGGTGGTCATGCCCATGATCACAAGGCCCGGCACCAGCCTCCGGTGGCTCGCTACTTTCGTGAGTCGTCGCCACTATGCGTGGTACGCCATGGAGACTCAGGAAAGCCAAGAGGGTTTGAAGGCACGGGATCCCCGGTTCGACCACTGGTCCCGGATGATCATCAAGGCCGCCTACAAGGACAAGCAAGACAAACTGATTTCTTGCTGGCCGGAGATGTGGCCGGTAGACAGGAAGCAGAAGGAAGAAGATCCTCGGCTCAAAGAGCGGATCAGCCTTGAGGAGATCAAGGAGCAGATCGGGTCAGCCAACTTCGCGTCGGAGTACATGGCGGATCCCGGCAGTAGTGAAGACCAGTTCTTCCCCGAACTAGACGACAGCCATCGTTGGTGGTTGACCAGCGTCGATGCCGACTATGGCCTCAATCCCCGAGAATCCGCGACCCTCATCAATTGGAAGGATCCGGAGGGCAACGCCAAGAAGATGCCGATCTGCGATTTCTTGAAGGAATCGTGGGTCTTCATGACGGTCGACACTTCTTGGACGGCTACCGGCGACTCGGACTTCAAGGTTGCAACTGTGATGGCTGCCACCCCTGAAAACGAGTTGTTCGTGTTGGATATCTGGGGTGCCCAGTGCGACGAGAACACCCTGATCAAGAACATCTTTCAGATTGCAGACAAGTGGAGGGTCCCTTCCATTCACCCGGAAGTGGTCCGCCAGAGCATCGCCCTGTACCAGAACCTCGATAGTCTGGTGAAGCAGCGGGCGTCCGAGATGTTCGGGGTAGCCCACATGCCCAAGATCGTGCCCCTCAAGGTGGGCATGATCTCGAAGTCCGCCCGGATCGGGGCTCTCCAGTTCCGGTTCGAGAACGGCCTTATCAAGTTCCCGCTGGAACGCCGGATGGACCGCCACTGGACGAACCTATTCGACCAGATCGAGCAGTTCAATCCGGAGGTCGCTGACGGTGGCCTTGCCAAGGATGACCACCTCGACACCGTTTCGATGTCGGGCAACATCCTCAAAGGCAGGATCCACCGAAACCCAGAGGATATAGAGGATGAAAGAACCGTCGAGGAGAAGATGCTTGACGGTGAACTGACAGATGACGCAGGAACCCCCTTGGCTTACAAGTTGGGGTCCATTAGCCCGGAGTTTGTAAATGAACTACTCGCAAGAGCCGCCACAGACCCCCCAAGTGGGGGGAGCAGAGTCTGATCCTGCCCACCAGCCAGTCACGATTCCGTACTTCCTGTACGAAGCAATGGCTAGGGCTTACTACGCCCACGACAAGAATGTGGATCTTCCGGTCCAACAACCGCCGAAAGCAACTAATAATCTGAATCTTTCGGACATTCATTTCAACCCTTTTGACGTACCTCCAAATTGGAAGCCCGGTGGCCTAGCCGCGAAGGACCTTCGTAATGCCTCAGCACCAGTTCAAACTTCCCAAGAAGAAGATTGAAATCTGTCAGGTCATTCGTGACCACGCCGAAAAGGAGATCTCCCGTCTCCAGTACCGGCGAATCACTTGGCTTTTGACTTACTACTACCTCAACGGGATGCGTCGATTCGACGTTTTTGATCCCGCCTCGGGCCATCTGTCCCCCCACTATCTTGACGAAGAGGGGAACATGGAGTTCCAGAGTCAGGAGATGCTGTCTGCGATTGACCGGGTTTCGGCCCGGCTTGCCAGCATGGATCTTCGGCCAAAGGTTCTTCGTACTGGGACCAGCCTGCCAATGATCAGGCAGCGTGCTACGGCTCAGGTACTTGCAGATGCTCTTGTATCAGACGAGCAGATTGCAGAAGTCTCGACTAAGTTTGCCCACCTGTTCACATCTCTGGGGTCTTGTGGCATTCAGGGGCATATCACAGAACACGAGACGATTGGCTTGACAGGTGATCTGGAGGTCATTCACCCGAAGGAGATTCTTCCGTTCCCGTCCTTGGGACAGGATTACACGAAGCAGTCCGGAATCATCCGCCAGAGGATTGTTCCTCTTGAAACCCTGATTGAGAAATTCGGTCCCCGCATCAAGAGCAACCTCGAGGAGATGGAGTACTACGACATCCAAGTCGGGGACCCTCTTGAAGATCCTCGAGAGGACGACACTCAGGGCAGTGGTCATAGCGTCAACCCTTTCAACAACAAGGGATACAACTCCTCGGCCACTGATTCGATGACCGTTGTGAGGGTCCGTGAACTTTGGATTGATGGGGTCAGGGGCACTTGCGAGCGTTACATCATCTGTTCTGGTGATTACCTGATTGACGATCAAGACCTTACTTCCACTCAGACCTACTGCCCCATCGGCTTCGCTCGGTTCATGGAGAACGGTTCGTTCCATGGTGCCGGTCTTTTCGATCTCTTGTTCTCCATCAATCGTGAGATGGAGAAGATGCTGAAGGCTCTCTTCAACAACGTGAGAGAGATGGATCGGTACGGGGTTGTCGTTATGCCCCAAGGTTCTTTCAACGAACGCTCGATCCTCCGAGAAGTCGGCGATGGTCTGAGGATGATTTCCTATGCTCCGGACCCGCTGAACGAGAAGTTCAGTCCGTTCACGATCTCGCCCCACAATGCGGGTGACATCCCCGGCAAGACCGCTGCATTCGCCAAGCAACTCATGCAAGGCATCAACCCGGTCCAAGACCTTCTTCAGGAGAAGGGGCGAGTTGACTCTGCTTCTGGGCTTCAGTTCCTTGATGAGCAGATCAACAAGGCCATGACCAACCCGACTATGGGTGTTGTTCAGGCTTGGGGCCGGATGTATCGAAGCATGGTTGCTAACGCCAGCCGAGAACTCTTCATCTCCCCTAGAGCCATCCCAGTAAAGAGTCTTGATCTCAATCTTGCAGGGGCGGTCATCGACTTTGACAACAGCCAGATCTCCTTCCAGAACAATCCAATCCCCAATGTTTCTCACCTGACATTCGCAGTTAAGCAAGTCAATCCCCGGTCTGAGGTGGCTAGGAAGCAGGAGGCACTTCAACTTCTCCAGTCGGGGCTCATGGACCCAGAAGCCTTCAAGTTGTTTGCCCTGAAGGAGGGACTTGACTTTGCAATGTGGATGGACGAAGATCAGTCTGGATATGAACAGGTCGTTCAAAACATTCTGAATCTTTTCGGCAATGGTACAGAGCCGGGTGAGATTGTCATTACCCCACACACCAGCAAGCCTGAGTTGCAGTTGAGAGTCCTTAGTTCGTTTATGTCTGGGCCTCTGATGACGAAGGCGGATCCTCGGATTGTCGATGAGTTCAAGAAGTATCGTGAAGCATTGATTCAATTCATGGGTGCTTCGCTTCCTGCGATGGTTCCGAATCCAGATTCAATTGCAGCGTTTGCAGAGCAAGCCCCACAACCCGCCGGTCCACAACCGGGTCCCGGCATGATGCAAGGAGCCAACCTTGGCTGAAGAGACGACATCCGTAGAAGAGACTTCTGAGGCTTCAACCCCGGACGGAAGTCAAACTCCGCCCCCCATTGATCTGGACCAGACGATCAAAGTGGGGGGAGAAGAGTATTCCGCGACCGATCTCGCCGAAGTAGCAAAAAACTACGGCGAACTTCAGGAATACGCCCAGAGTCTTGAAGCATTCCAGCAGGCGACTGTTCGTCTCATGGATCCCGCAACAGACAACGAGACCAGAAAGCAGGATGCCAAGAACATCCTTCTGGCCTCTAACTACCCGCAAGAGAAGGTTGAAGAATGGGTGAAGATTTACGATCAGGAGGCCCCCGTGGCTGAAAACACACCGTCACAGCCAGAAGTGCCTCCCACTAACCCCGCACTTGAGCAGGCGACTCAAAAGAACAACGAAGAAATTACTCGTCTCCGTGCCCAACTCCTCCATCAAAATATGGAAAATGCAGTTTCTTCTTCGATTGAAGAAGACTCTGATGGGAAACTTCTAATGGAATGGGTCGCACAGAACCGCACTCCTGATGAAGCGGAGTCCGTTAAGACCAGCCTGTCTGAGAGAGTCAGGGCTCAAGCCCTCGAAAACCTTCGACAGCGTCGGAATGCAGCCGGGACCTTCGATGATTCGTGGCTCGGCGAAGAAGTTCAAAAGGCAGCCAACAAGGTTGCAAAGGATATGCTCACGGTAATCGGAGATACGTCCAAGATTGGACGAGTTCCGGAAACGGCGGGGCAGACCGAGATTCTTCACCGTAAGGAGCCCGTCAAGGTGCCAGACACCAAGGGCAAGTCTTTCGGTGATGTTGAAGCCCAGTTGCGTGACTGGACTTCCGATCAACTGCTCCGGTCGCTCTCCGATCCCGGTGGCGACTCTAAAGCGTGAGGTAATTCACAATGGGACTTTCTCCCAACTCGGTGGGTACCCTCTTCGATAAGGATAACACCCGTATCGAAGAAATCCTGTCGAAGCAGATCGACACGATTCTGCCTACGCTGGATCCAATCTGGCGTGATACCGTTGTTTCTTCGCAGGGCGTTGGCAATGTCAGCGAATTCTCGAAGGACTTTCAGGTCAACAAGTTGTACCGCACCGGCATGACCGGCGTCATTGAACAGGGCGGCCCTGTCGATGACTTCATGCTGTACGGCGAGGATTTTGACGGCACTGGCCCTGCTTCGTCTCTTGGCAACCGCCTTCTGAAGCAGAACGCTCCGGGCAAGTCTTTCCCGGATCCGATGGACGGTGCCAAGCCGAAGACGTTCCGTCTTACGGTTCCGATGCGGGCCATGTACACCAACCTGTCGCTCACCCTTGGTGAACTTCAGATGGACGCCACCCCGGCGGTCATTGGTGATGTGGTGTCGCCGATCCTTCAGGGCTTTGCTCAGAACCTGAGCCACACGCTCTGCAACTACTGGTACGTCAGCCAGAACGATTCCTACAAGTTGGGCACCATCAGCGGTACCCCGACGAACTCGGGATCTGGCCCGTACTACTCGAAGGTTTCGATCACCGAAGGTACCTACGATCGGTTCTTCACTGGTCAGCGGATCGACATCTACGACGAGTCCGAGGATTCGGGCAACGGCCTTCGAAGCAACTCGAACGCCGGTGCCGGTCGTTACTCCGTGTGGGTTGACAGCGTTGACGATCTCAAGGGTGAAATCACCCTCGTCTCCACAGATAACGTCTTTGCGGGAACGGCTCCCGGTTCGGTTGCGATTGCTGCTGGCGATGCTCTCGTGTACGCCAACAGTGGTGAAAACGCTGCTGGCACCGGATCGGCGTCGTTCACCGGCATCGCGGGTATCAACTCGTGGCTCAAGTCTACGGGCGACCTGCTCGGTGACGAGGCCATCAGTGGTGCTTCCATCAGCGTTACCGACCACCCTGAGTTCAAGTCGTTCTTCAAGGGCAGCGTCGGCGTTCTGACGGAACACAAGTTGCGTCAGTACCTCCGTCGCTTCCACGCGGCGAAGAGCAAGTTGGGTCAGACCATCGACGCTCTTACCGCGTCGGACGGTGTGTGGCTCGCTTACGAAGCCCAGAAGATCGGTCAGTACCAGATTGACCGCACCAACAACCTGTCGAGCCTCAACAACGAAGGTTCGGCGGAGGGCTTCGCGATGACCTTCGAGGGTCGGACCTACAAGGGCCACTCCTCGCAGTACATCGAAGACGGCACGGTCTACGGACTCAAGACTTCCGGTTCGAACTGGAAGCGGTATGTGCCGCCTGATTACGCTGGCCTTCAGTCGATGGGTGAAGCCGACGCTCACGTTCCGTTCCGGTTCGTGGTCCCGGCCCTCACCGGCGGTAGCAGCGTGAAGTTCCCGTACCTGCTCAACAACGGCAACCAGATGACGGAAGCCGTTCAGATGCCCGGTATGCTGCGAATGCAGTTGATCCCGGATCAGGCCGCGGGCATGAAGTTGACTGGCGTCACGACCGATACGGTCTACGGCGACTGATCTCAGTAGTCATGGGAGGGGGGCATAGTCCCCCCTCCCCGACTTCCGAGGAAACTCATGCAGCAGTATGGACCTCAAAACCCGAATGCTCCGGCCCCACGACCGGCTCCCTCTCTTCTTGAACAAGAAGCAAGACGGACTGGTCTTAGCGTCGAAGAACTCCAAGATCTTATACGCGGTAGTCAAGCGACTCCCCCTGCCCCGAATATGTTTGTTCCAAGAGGCCCCCAGATCGGGGCCGACCGTCAGGCTGAAGGCATGGCCGCCCGAGGGATGAGCCCCGGTCAGATTGGAAATGCCCAACGGTCTAGGTACGACAACACAATGAGGTACGGGTCTGCACAGCCGAGCATGGGGCAGATGATTTCTGTGAACACCCAGAGGGCAGACGCCCTGCATGGAAACCAAGGCCTTCTTAATGCCCCCCAAGATGCCTTGGCTTTTGCAGGGCCTTACGCAGTGTTTAATAGAGTTGCTCCTGTAGTTGCGGCTTCGAGACCACTACAGTTCGTAAACCGTGTTCCGGGTGTAGCACAAACGCAAAGAGTTGCGAGGGCTATTGACCCGTCATTTACCCGAGGAACTACTTCCGGAACTATGGAAAACATTACGGGGCGTCTTGCAAACAGCACGGTAGGGGCTGGGGGATTGGGTGCAATCCATGATCAACTCTACGGCACTGAAAACAAAGCAAAACGCAAGGCTGCTAGTGCCGCAAAGAATGTAGGGCTCATGCAGGGTCCTATGTCCAGAATTCTTCCTCTTTTGACTGGGGGTTTGGGTGGCTAAGAAAGTCAAAAAGAAGGGCGCGATGAAAGGCTGCTCAATCAAGAGCGGCTGCAAGTCCAAGAAGGGCGGGCTTACTGCCAAGGGCCGCGCCTCCATCAATCGAAAGACGGGCTCCAACCTCAAGGCTCCCCAGCCCGGAGGTGGTCCCCGTAAGAAGTCTTTCTGTGCCCGGTCGGCGGGGCAGATGAAGAAGTTCCCCAAGGCTGCCAAGGATCCGAACAGTCGGCTCCGCAAGGCTCGCCGCAGATGGAAGTGCTGACATGCCAAACGTGAACGGTAAGAAGTATCCCTACACCAAGAAGGGTAAGGCTGCTGCCAAGAAGGCTATGAAGCCCGGTGGTTGTGGCAAGATGATGAAGGGTAAGAAGCGAGGCAAGAAGTAATGGCAAAGAAGAAGGCTGGCGGCAAGAAGGACGCTTGCTACCACAAGGTCAAGGGCCGTTACAAGAAGTGGCCGTCTGCCTACGCCAGCGGAGCCCTCGTCAAGTGCCGCAAGAAGGGTGCGAAGAACTGGGGCACCGGCGGCAAGAAGAAGTGACCCCGGCATCTGAGATGATTTGTCCACGTTGTGGTAAGACGTGGAGGGAGTGCTGCTGCTGATGGCTAAGAAGAAAACTGGTCTTAAGAAGTGGTTCTCTCAGAACAACGG